CCCCAGACGAAAGGCTTTGCCCGTGCGGTATCGATCGACGCTGCGAGCAGGCGTTCCCAGTGATCGACGCGGGTCATTTCTATCCACGCCCCCAGGTGATTTCGCGATCCTGGATCGCTGTGACGTACTCAAAACCAAGATCGCCGGGATATAGGACCTGCTGGCTTTCATGGGTGTAGCGCCAGGTCCGCGCCACGGTCAGGTCGATCAACCGGCTCTCATAGCTGATGGTGATCGTGCAGGTGTCGGCGTCGTCCTTGATTTCAGGGACATCGAGCCGACCCGAGAAAGCCTGAACCGGATCGGCGATGACGCTGCCATCCTCGGCCAGAAGCCCCAACCAGATCCGGCCCGGTAGGCCCTGACGCGCTTCATCGATGGCCATCTGCACAAGGTCCAACGGCACGCCGGACAGCGACACAGCCGTGCCGCCTGCCACCACCTCGCCGGTTTCGTCGAGAGAGCCGAGGCCCAGGAGTGACCCAGCCCCAGCCCAGCTTTGACCGTTCCAATTCACCTCTCCCAGCCCCGACCAGATCCGAACCCAGCCCGTGGCGAACTGACCTTCGAAGAAGATGACCGGTCTGAGGCTTTGATCAGCCAGCGCAGTGGCGAAGGCGTGGGTCAAATCGCGGCTCATCAGAGGGCCTCGCTGGTTAAAGGGCTTCTCGGGCAGAGATTGTGAAACGGTGCTGATCCGCACGGCCGATCACCGAGGGGATCGGGGCCGTCAGCCGCAACAGGACCGACGGGGCATCAAGGCCGAGCAGCGTGCCGACCGGCACGGAAGCCCGGAGCGGCGGCACGAAGGCGAGCGTCGCCTCACTGCCCAAAGGCGTCACATCCGCCGTCAGCTGATAAAGTCGCGTGGTGGCATCCGAACCCAGCTGGAAGAAATCCCCTGCACGAAGTCCGAGTCCCCAGCCCGCCGTGCGCAGGGTGGATGATCCCGCAACCTGCGCCTCAGTGACATAAGGGTTGCCTGCCGCCACCGGTACCTCGATCGAGGGATCGGGGAAGAGGAACCGGCCTCGCAATCCGCCCAGCGCGGTGAAGAAGGCCGAGAGCCGCCGAGCCTTGCCCCCTTGGGTCACCGCCATCTCAAACTGGTACTCCCACCAGGAGGCACCCCAGTCCTGGATCTGGGATGTGCCGGTAAAGGGCGAGCGTGCCTCGGCGACTGACGTGACCAGGCGCCGCTCGAGCGAAGACACGAGCGTCAGCGGCAAAACAGGAATGGCCATCTCAGATCACCTGACCTCGGCGTCGGCCATCAGCCACGCTTTCCTTGGCGATGCGAGCGATCTCGGGGATGGCCGCGCGAAGACGCGCGTCGATCTGCTCGGCCACACCCATCTGCGCCCCGCGCGCGTCGATGTTCACGGTGACGCCCGCGCCAATGCTGCCGCCCCGACCATAGTCCGCCGCCTCGCGCCGGTTGAGCACCCGTTCCCCGCGCTGCAGGATCGTCGGGACTTCGTCGGGGCGGAGACCTGCCCAACCGCCTGAATGCATCCGGGGAGCACCAGCGAAGGCCATCGCGGGCACCTGCCGCGTATGGCCCGAGAGCCCAACGATGCCGCCTGCATGCGAGACAGCCGCCGCGACGGACCCGCCGCCAAAGATGCCTGAGAGCGCCGAGGCGATGGGCCCCAGCACCGCACGCTTGAAGGACAGAACCGCCAGGTCCGCCAGGATCGAGCGCACAAGGCCCTTGAAGTCGAACTTGCCGGTTTCGACGAAGCTTCGGAAAGCGCTTTCTGCGCCACTGAAAGCGCCGGTCAATGTTTCGCCGAGGCCTTTGCCCCAGTTCAGGGCATCTGCGGCATAGGCCTGAAGAGATTCCGACACTGCACGCCACCCGGTGGCGATCCGATCTCCAGCGCTGCCCGCAGCCCCTCCCGCGCGCCCCATGGCATCCGACAGCCGATCTGCAGAGGCCCTGGCCTCATCCAGCGCCGCTGTACCTTCTTCGCCGGTGCCAGCAACAGCGTCACGCAGCGCACCCCAGGAGGTGAGTGGCGCCGTCGCGCCATTGGCGAGGTCCGTGGCGGCACGCCGGTAAATATTGGCCGTTTCCAGTGAATCCGCCGCAATGCCATCAAGGCCGAGGTCGGGGGCCGTGAGCGGGTTGTCCTCGAAGGCTCGGCGAAACGCCTCTGCCGCAGCCGTTCCAGCATCTGCGGATGCGCCTGCAAAGGGATTGGGGATGTCGCCGAGACTGAGTTCACCGATCTGACCAAAGGTGGTCTCGATGCCGACAGCCGCCAGCGCATCGCGAATGTTTCCTGTGAAGGCGTCGATCCGGCGGATCGCGCCGTTCAGCATGGCCTCGATCCCGTCGAGCATGCGGTTGGCAGCCGAGAAGACCAAATCCCCGATCACATCTGGCAAGCGCGACCAGATTTCACGAACGGCGAGAAGCGCACCCTCAAAGGTATTGGCGGTGGTGTTGCCGAAGGCCACTACACTCTCGATGGCCCCAGACATCCCGGTCGCAGCATCGGCTTTGAGATCATAGAACATGGCCGTGGCGCGCGATCCGGCGGCGTTGGCGCCCATCTTGATCCGTTCCCAGACCTCGACCGCGACATCCTTCAAGAGCCGCATGGCCTCGCCGAAGCCGCCTGCGCCGGAGGCCAACCGGGTGAACCAATAAACCAACTCGCCTGCGCCAACGATCAGCGCGCCAATGCCGGTGCGGATCAAGGCGCCCTTCAGGACCACGAGCGTTGTAGCCAAACCCCGCACCGACAGGGCGGCCGCCGCCATCGCGGCCACCCAGCGACCGGCAAGGAAACTGGCGAAGGTCCCGGCGTAGATCGCGAGCCGATCTAGGTTGGCCAGTACCGCATCGAACGCCCGACTGATCGGGCTGGTGATGGAGGCAAGAGCGACAAACGCATTGGCCACCGCCTCCAGGGAGGGTGCGAGCGTGACAGCGATCCGGTTGCGCACACCGGTGAAGACCTGACCGATGCTGACCAGCGCCAGTTCCGAGCGGCGCATGGCGGCGATGGCGTCCGCGTCGAGGACGGCGCCGAGGGCCTGCGCCTGCGCGCCAAGCCGCGTCATCTCTGCCCCGCCGTTTTGCAGCAGCGGGATCAGCCTCGTCGCATCCGAGGCCATTGCCTCGAGATAGAAGGTCATCTCCTGTTGGCTGACGCCCGCGCGCTCGAGGCTGTCGACATAGAGTTGCAGCGCTTCCGGCCCCGAAAGCCGGGCGAACTGGTCCGCCGTCACGCCAACCCGCGGCGCAATGTTCTCGAAGAAGTCCGCCATCGGACCGCCGCCCGTCTGCAGGAAGTCGCCGACGCGGTCGTTCACGTCCTTCAGGATGTCGGCGAGCTTTTCCTGTTCGATCCCCACCGTGGCCGAGGCCGCCGACCAGCGCTGGAACAGCTCGGGGTTGGCATTCGCCACTTGGCTGAGTTGGCCGATCTCGTTGGCGGCGGCAACGGTCGAGCGGGTCATCGCGACAACGGCACCGGCCAAGGCGGTGGCAGCAGCGGTCGCTGCAATGCGGGCCCGGCGCGCAAAGGCCGCCATACGCGCATTGGCTTGTTCCATCTCGCGCGAGAGACGCCCCAAGCCGCGCGCACCAGCCTCTCCGACGCCTTCCATCTCGGCACGCACCTGGCGCCCGCCCGTCGCGGAGAGCCGGACGGATACACGTTTCTCTGCCATGGAAGACGTCCTCAAAAGCGTCAGACCTCGTTCCAACCGGAAACGAGGTCAGGTGAGGCCTGTTCCGGCCTGCAGGTGTTCATTGATCTTGCGAACCATCACCGCCTCAATGGGCGGCAGCAGTTCCGCGATGATGAGGGGCGACAGCCCAAGGGCCGCGCCGAGTTGCAGGGCAGCAGCCATATCATAGCCGAGAACAGCGCCGCCGCTCATGCCGCCGGCAACGCGCACCTGTCCGCCGAGGCGCTGGACAAGATCCCAGACCTGCCAGCCCTCAACGGTGCAGGGTGCGTGAAGACTGCGCGGGCAGTCCGCGCAAACAGATGGGCATGCCGCGCAATAGTCGCCGCCCCCGCCGAACTCCCAATCGGCGAGAGCGGTCAGGCGTTTTTTTCCGCATCCAGAATGAGCGCGCCAGCGATGTATTTCGTCTGAAAGGCCTCGAAGATCGGCCAGAGTTCGAGAAGCGCGTCTATGCCCTCCAGGTTCAGCGGCAGCAATTTACCATCCTCGTCGCCGACGCCCTCCCAGTCCTTCACGACGATGCGCGCAACGGCCTTAGCCACGATCCGGGCAAGGTCGTCGTTGGAGGTGCCGGTTTCGGCATCACCGGCGGCCGCGACGATCGTCGGATCGCTCCGCGCGGCGAGCATGATGGCGGTAGTAAGCGGCTCCACCAGCAGGCGGACGCCATGGCCAAGGTCAAGCCAGCGTGGTTCGTTCGACAGGTTCAGACGCAGCATGGTCAGTACACCTCGCGGTCATTGGTCAGCGTGACGGTGCACATCCGGCCCGCCACGGGATCGCTGGCTGCCTGCCAGTCGAAGGTCGCCTGCACGCCTTGCGGGCCGGAAATCTCGATCCGCGGGCGTGGGAGATAGACGGCATGGGCTGTCAGCGTCAGGGTCTCGCCTGTTGGCAGCGTGTAGGAAAACTCCAACTCACAGGCCTCACCATTGATCGCCTGTTGCACCAGCGTCTGATCGGCAAAGCGCACGACGACATTGCCGGTCAGCGCCGCGATGGACGGATCCGCGCCGTCGATCCTGCCATCCGCCCGGATCGTCTCGATGCGGTCAAGGTTGTTGGCATAGGTCAGGTCGGCCGAGACGACGTTCCCGATATTGGCCCCGTTCCGCGTAATGGCACCGTTGAAGTGGCCGAAGCGTTTCAGCGCGATATTGGCTGGCGTGCCCGCCGCAGTGCTCGTGGTGATAGCCTCGCCCTGCGCCACGATGCTGGCTGTGGCGGTGAGCAACCCCGATCGCGCCATCTGCCAATTGATGCTGTCCACCATACAGCCGGAATACATGGAAAAGCGCGGCACCTCGGGCATGCCGGTCTCGACCGAGAACGATGGCAGCGCCCAGTTTCCGGAGCGGAACTCATGCGTGTAAGGGGCATCGGCGCCGGTGGTCGTGGGCGCGCCAAATCCCGCCTTCAGCCAGAAGCCAAAGGCCTCGGCGTCAATCGGGATGACCACATCGCCATCCGCCGTCACCGCATCCTTGATGGGAGCCTGCGGATCCCGACCGTACCCCAGCAGTTCCGATGTCTGCAGCGGCTGCTCGGCCCCCAGCGTCGTGCTGGCAAAGGGCATCTTGGTGTAGCCGCTCGCAGGCGGCGTGCCGTATGTTGTCTCGAACGCCAGCGCCATTTGCGCCCGTGCGCCTTGGGCTCGTGCCATGGTGTTTCTCCTTGAATTGGTCTCGTCAGCCCAGCGCGTCACTGGTCGCGTAGTGAAGGGTGATTGGAATGATCCCGGCTTTCAGAGAGGCAGCCCCCTCGACCGGTAGATCGACAGGTTCAGCAGCCTCCGGCTCGACCCAGTCGCATTGACCCCGCAAAGTACGGTCTGCGGCGATCACAGCGCCGACCTGAGCGACAAGCGCGTCGAAAAGGGCGTCCCGATCCGTTGCGGATTGCACGATCATCTCGAGTTCAGCGCGATGCTGGAAATGATAGGTCAGGGGCGACAACGTCACGCCTGGCTCGCCCGGGGTGCCGTCACGCAGGATCATGAGACCTGCGGGCGGGATGCGTTCCGGTAGAACTTCCCCGCGCAGAACTGGCACATGCGGGATCGTTCTGAGCAGGTCCGACAGGGCGGTCAGGATGGTTTCGCGGGTGGTGGGCATTGAGTTTTTTCTCAGGGGCGGCTAGGTCGATGTACGCACTGCGCGGAGGTAATCGCTCCCGCTGGAGGAGGCCTGACCATGAGCGCATCTGAAGTTACTGTTCGCGAAATTGTGGCGAATAAATTTGATCTCAGCGTGGAAGAACTCTCGCACGAGACTTCTTTCATTCAGGATCTTGACGCTAACAGCCTCGATAAAGTTGAGCTGATCATGCTCTTCGAAGAAGCATTCCAGCTCGAAATTATGGATGCTGAGGCCGAAGAAATCGTTACCGTCGGTGACGCAGAGACATTTGTCGAAAGAGCGTTGAACGCTAAACGTTAAGCTGTTCCAGCCAGTTCGCCACGATCAATCCCGGTATCGCTGCCTGCGCTCGTTCTGCGTCCCGCGCCAGCGACAGCCGTTTGGCGAGTTTCACCTGGGGCACCAAGAGGAAAATCGGCACCGTGCTCTGGCCACGCCCAGTCTTGGATCGAGAGGCCACGCCCAGCCCGCGACTGTTCAGCCGCCCGTCGGCCACGAGCAGGCTTGGACCGCCCCGCCGATAGACAAACCGAAGGCGTAGTCCGCGACGCCTTTCCCACTCACCGGGCGTGAGCGCCTTGCCGCGCGTGCCCTTGCCGGCCGCCGGCGTTGGGATCGCAAGCCAGAACCCGTCTTTCGACCTGATCAAGGGTCCCGTGTCATGCGCCCCGATGATCTGGGGTGCGTTGGACCAAATGAGCGCGGCCGCTTCCAGGCTTTCGCCCGCCGCCGGATAGGTCTTGGACCTGATCGTGTTGGCAAGCCGCTGTCCAAGGCGAGCGCCCGTGATCTGGGCGCGCCAGTCGGATTTGAGACCAGCGCCTGCGACGCGCATGGCCGTGGTCACGGCCTTTTCGCCAGCGAGGATTTCGGCGCGCATCGCGGTGGCGATGTCACCGGTGACGGAGAGGTCGAGTTTCACGCGGGCGTCGCCTCGATTGTCCAGATCAAGCGCTCCCGATCGCGGATCGGCTCGCCTTGGATCAGGAAGGTTTCATCACCGATGAGGATCTGCTCAACGGGGCGGGGCGCGGGGAGTTCCGAGATGCGCACATCAAAGCGCATTGTCTCTGACACCAGGCGCGTGGCCCCGAACGTGGTCACATCATCATTACGACGCATGATGATGCGGATGCGGGTGAACTGCCCTTCGCTGTCGCGATGCCAAGCCTCGTGGGCGAGGTTCGGATCAGCGAAGAGCAGATCGAGGGCCACGGCAAAGGCCGTCATGTCTCAGCGGCCTCAGTTCGAGCTGAAGATCCGGATGGCCAGCCGCGGGCGCTTGTTGACCGGCAGGATTGATGCCTCGGTCATCAGGTCGATCCAGCGGCCTTTAGTGTCCATCATCTGCCGCGCATAAAGCGGCAGACCCACAGTGTTGGCCGTCTCCAGCAAGTTGGCCGGCCCGCCATAGGTGGTGAAGGTGTCGAAGGTGCCAAGCGGGAAGGCGATGCCCTCGCCCGCAGGGATCAGGCGTTCCGAAGTGCCGTTCGAGAGGGTGACCGAGCCGTTGTATTCTTCGAAGAGAATGCCTGCGAAGGGGAAGGCCCGGCGCATGTCCTCGCGAAGCGGCTGACCGCCGGTGGCGGAGAAGAACTTGTAGGCTTCTTCCGTCTTCGGATGACTGATCAGCTTGTCGAAGAACTCCGAGCTCACCAGCGCATGGGCTGTAGTCATGGTCTCGCCGAGGAGGTTGTCCTCGATCCCGCGCAGCACGGTGCGAACCTTGCCCTGCACGTTGGTGCCAGCCGCGCCAAAGACGAAGTCGACCGAGATCATCTCCAGCCCGAACTCGGTGAAGTAGTTGTAGAGCGTGGTGCCTGCGCCGTCTTTCACGATGCCCCGGAGCGCGTTCATCTCCATGTATTCGCGGGTCTGCGCATGCTTGCGCCGCATCAGCGTCAGCTTGCGGTTCATCACCTCGACTAAGGGATCGGCTGCGTCTGAGAGGCCCAGCGCGGGCATGCCCTGAATGTCGGCTGGCAAGATCACATCGTCATGCGGGATCCATGGCAGTGCAAAGCTGCGCATCGAGCGCTGCTCGCGGGTACCGATGGTGGCGGGCGCGCCAAGCGGCACCGAGGGCAGGAGGCTCAAGACGCCTTGGCGCTGTTCGATGACGATCGAACGCTGGGTGACGCCTTCAAAACGGAACAGGCCGATCTGGCCGAGGCGGGTGTAGAGGTTGGGCAGGATGTTGATGGCCTGCGTCATCTCGGTGAGCGAATAGCCGCCCGCGTCAAACGGGTTGCGAGTGATAGTCATGGGGAACTCCGGGAATGAGGGGAGGAATCTTGCGGCTGGATCAGGCAGCGTCGCGTGGGATGATGCCAAGCGCGGTCAGCTGGGCGTGCTTGGCGGCCATCTTGGCCGCGTCATCGACATTGTCATCGAACACGAGCGCCGCTTTTGAAACGATGGCAGGCCCACGCAGGACGACGATGCCAGTCGCATCAGCAGCCGTTGCGTCAACGTCGTAGAGCAGGACAGCCGCCGCATTCTGCGCGCCGTCAGTGCCAGTGGCGGTGCTGAGCTTCATCTTGCCGCTCGCGGTGATGCGACCGAGTACAGCGCCGACAGCGTAGCTGGTGCCGGCCAGCAGCGTGACGGTCTCGCGGGTGAAGTTGGGGTTCAGCTCGTATTTGAGGACATCGCCCATGGTGGGCGGTTGGGTCAGCACGGACATGGGCAATCTCCGAAGATTTGGGGGTCAAAAAGAAATCCCCCGCCGGGGAGGAACGGCGGGGGATCAGGTGGGCGGTCAGCTGCTTGGGGCGGGCGGTTCA